GGTAGTCCCCGCCCCAGCGGAGCACGCCCAGCCACTCCAGCCGGTGGTGGATCTCCTGGACCTGACGCAGCGTGAACGTGTTGAGGGTGGCAACCCCCAGCGGGTGGAGCGTGGCGTTGAGGTCCATGGCGGTGCCGCTGGCGTGGTTGGAGATCGTGGAGGATCCCCGGATGGGCCTCGGTGCCCAGCCCCACTCGTCGTGCTGGGGCTGGGTGGTCAGGGACTCGACCTCCTCGTGGTACCACAGGGCGGTGTGGGCGAGGACGAACCCGGCTGCCCCCTTGACCAGTGGCAGCACGACCTCGGTACCGTGCTTGTAGCGGAGCGTGGGCGGCTCGGTCCAGTCACGAGACTTCCCCTTGAACCGGTTGGGCAGTCTCCACATGTGCAATTGGGTGCTGTCCACGACGGGCCAGCCATTCTGGGATTGCGGCATATCACTTCTCCTCTTGTGTCGGTTCCTCGGTCTCTGCTGGGTGGTACTCCTCGATGAGGTCACGGACGGCCCGGTGGTCGCGCTGCTGCTTGCGGGCGAGTTCCCCGAACCGCCGCTGGAGCACCCCGACGGCCACGGCGATGCCGTGGACGTCGTCCTTCATGCTGGACCCGTGGTTGTGCTCCAGTTCCCTAGAGATGATCTCGTCCATAGCGCGGACCATGTTGCCCAGCCGGACGAACCACCTGAACCACTGGCGCAGGTACTTCCCGATGACCCCCAGGGCCACCAGCACGGCCGCAGCCGCGATGATGACCCCGGGGAGAGTATGCAGCGCAGCGAGCACGGCTCACCGCGCCCGGCAGTTCCAGCGGACGGCCTTGGCGGTGGTGGACTGGGACTTGATGTTCAGAGTGAACCCCGTCGCGTCCTCACCCGAGACCCAGATAAAGACCGCGTCCGTGGAGTTGATCGCGGCATCGAAGTTCAGGAACGCCCGGGGAGCGCTGGGCAGCGCAGCGTAGGACCGGGCGTAGTTCACCCGCTTGGTGGTGGTGGTGTTCGCTGCGCTCGGGGTGATGGAGTCGGTCCCGGTCTCCCCGAGGAGGAGGTCCACCAGGGTGGCGAGTGCCTGGATGGTGTTCTCCCCATCCTTGACGGGGTCGGTCCCCACTGGGTACGGCAGTAGGTACTTGGCGGTGGTGGCGGTCATTGCGGCTCAACCTCTCAGTAGTTCGTAGTCGTTCCAGGTGTCCCGGGCGTTGAGGTCGTCCCACGTCACCCCGGCCGGGAGATCATCCCACGAGAACGCCTCGGACGGTTGCGCCAAAACGCGGCGCTGCTGGGGCGTTATCGAGAGATCGATGACCGGTTCGAACCGGGACAGGATGAAAACGGACTGGGTCACCAGTCCGGCGTACCACGGCCGCTCCAGCGGGTTGTGCATGTCCTGGATGGGGGCCACGGCGATGAGGTCACGGACCCGGGGCACGGTGCGGTTGGGGTCGTCGTCGGCGTACAGCCGGTAGTGCAGCGTGTCGGCGTACCAGTCGGACCCGGCGGGCACCGGCAGGTACAGGGCGGCCATGCGGTCGGCACAGGTGGGCCCGGTGACCCCGGTCAGTTCCGAGGACAGCCGCACCGACACCTGGGGTAGGAGCCCGTTGCCGGCCGACTTGGAAGCCTCCACACCAGCCACCCAGTACTGGGCGTAGATCTTGTTCGGCCGCACCCCCTTGCGCTGGGTGAACGCGGTTCCCGACAGGTCCACGTAGTCGGTGGAGATCGCGGTGTCTGCGCGGTCGGTCCCGTGGTCGGGGATGGTGACCCCGTAGCCCGGTGCCCCATCGGGGGTGGTGTCCCCGAACATGCCGGGCAGTTCAAACATGCCGCCGCTGCCAGCGTCGAACGCAGCGAACCGGACGTTCGCCTCCCAGCCCGTGACCACGCCACCAGCAATGACGGGCTCCAGCCACATGCAGGCATAGCCGGTGCCGTCGGGGTAGTCGGTGCCCGCGTCCAGGGAGCCGCTGGCCTTGAGTACGGCCGTGTAGTCCAGCACCCACGACTCGAGGAGGTTACGGACCAGCGCGAGCGCGGGCTGGGCGTCGATGTCTCGGGCCCGGACGATGGGCCGCGTGAGTGCGGCGGCGCCGGGCACGGCCGCGTTGTAGTTGTAGGTGACCGTGGTCCCCAGCAGCGCCATGATCCTGTCGAGTCGCGTCCCTATGTCCTCCTCGGGCCACGGAGTGTCCCCCACGACCACGTCGAGGTCGGTGGTGAATAGGTCCATAGCCGTGACCTCCACGACCACGCCCAGCGGGTGTGGCTTGACCCTGGCGTCGGTCACCCGGCCGTCGAACGTGAGCCGGGCCAGCGGGTTGGTCCGGGGGGTGGTCCACCGGAACTGGACCAGCGCACCCCGGACGATGGCCGAGACGTCATCGAACGTCGGCCCGAACACGGCGAACGAGATTACGCCCGAGGGCTGCATGGGCCACAGTTGGGAGTCGTCCAACTGACTGGCCACGGTGAGGCCGTCCACCACGAACGTGGACCCGTAGTCAGGGTCCTGGGGGTCGTCGTCCTCCTGGGTCCACGAGTAGGGCCCGACGGACAGTTGGATCTCCCCGGATATGGCGGCCATCATGCACTCACAATCTGGACCTGCTGGCCCCGTCGTCGGTAGTACTCGGTGAGGGCCGCGAGCAGTTGCCCGATGGCCCGGTCGTCCAGTGCGGACAACAGTGGCAGTTGAATGGTGACCTGTGTCCCGGCCGCGTAGCCGGGGTCCACGCTGGCGAAAGACCCGGCCCCGGCGGTGGTGCGGCCGAACCCGGGCAGGTTCGGAATCTTGATCTTCTTGAGCCATTCGATCGCATCTTTGACCCACTCAATCAGATCCTTAATGGGCGAGATCATGGCGTTGAACGCGTCCACCACCGTGGTCTTGGTGGCGGTCACGGTGGCCCCGAACCCGTCACGGACCTTGGCCGCCGCGTCGCCCACCTTGCTGATGACGTTGCCCACCACCTCAATGATCCGCCGGAAAGACCCGACGGCCCCGGACGCGACGTTGGACGCCACCTCACGGATACGGGTGATCGCGGGGCCCAGTTTGTCGCGGAACCACCCCACGAGGTTGGACACCGTGTTGATGAGGCCGACCACGGCCGCCTTGGCGGCCGACATCACGGCCCTGACCACGGTGCGGAACGTCTCGGAACGCTTCCACAGGATGAGGACGCCGACCGCTGCGAGGGTGAGAGCTGTAATGAGGATGCCGATGGGGTTGGCCCGCATGGCCGCGTTGAGGACACGCTGGGCAATGGCCATCGTGCGGGTGGCCACCGCCTGGGCCTTGGTGGCCACGGCCGTCTTGATCGAGGCGGCCCGGGCCTTGGTGTTGGTGACAATGTTGGAACTCATGGCCAGATTCATGAGGTCGGCCGCGCCGGTCACACCCATGATCGATGGGGCAAGGGTCTCCATGCCGGTGCCGACGGCCCCCAGCGGGCCCCCCATCTGGGAGAGCGCGCCACCGAGGTCCCCGAGTCCACCGGCCGCCTGGGAGGAACGCGACGCCATGTTGTCGGCCGCGTCGGCCGCGCCGTCCAGCCTGGACGCCCCGTCGTCGGCCTGCTTGCTGGCACGGTCCACGGTGTCACCCATGCCCCGGGCTGCCGACGTGACCTGGTCGAACGACCGGACCGCGTCGGAACTGTCGCCCTCAATGCTGATCTGTAATGCTGCCTTGCTAGGCATCGTCGGTCTCCTCCAGTAGGGCCAGTGCGGTGGCGGTCAGGGTTTCATCGGCTGTGAACCAGTCGATGCCGGGCCAGTGGAGTCCGAGGGCGAGGGCGAGCCGGTGTCGGCTTCCCCCTGGGTAGGGTCCACGGGCTCACCCTCGGCGTCCTCCGTCTCGATCCCGGCACAGTCGGTGTCGTGGAAGCGCTTGAACGTGGCGGTGTACTGGTCGGTGCGGACCAGTGCGGCCCACACCCATGCGGTGGTGAGCATGAGGGCCCGGCTGGTGGGGTTGACCCCGGCGGCTGCCAGTTGGGTCTCGGCCTTGAGTTGGTCCTGGTGGGTGATCGTCACGGCGTGCTCGGAGGGCTCGGCCTCGGTGCCGTTGACGTAGACAGTGAAGGTGGGGCGGGTGAGCGGCATTGGTCAGGTTCCTTTGACGTCGTCGAGGGTGGTTTCCACATGGTGCTCGTACACGGCCACGACCTTGGACTGTGACCCGATGAGGGTGTCGTACAGCCACGGGCGTGCCCGGACGTTCTTGGCGGGTGCTCCCCAGTGGGTGGGCACCGCGTGGTCGGAGGTGTTGTAGATCTCCCCGACCTTGGCCGAAGCGTCGGTCCGGGTCGCTGCCGCTAGCGCCCCGGACCGACGCGGCGTGTTGGGAGCGGCTGCACTGACCACGAGGCGGGTTGCCTCGTGGTGCGGCTCAGTGAGGTCGGCCAACTCCTCGGCAGCGTGCCCCAGCGACCCGACCAGTTGGGTCAGGCCGTCGGCGGTCACGCTGCCGCTGGACACGGTCAGACGTCCCTGACCGTGAGTTCGTGGCCGTCGTGGCGGGCCGTCTTGGCGGCCTCGGACTTGGCCTTGTTCGCGTCGGCCTTGGTGGCGTGGACACCGCCCACGAACTGCCCCAGCGTGTCGTCGTAGACGGCGTGCCGCTTGGGCGACTCGGGGGCCTTGTCGGCCTTGTTCTCGTCGGTCATTCTTCCTCCTGGTTGGGTGTGCACCGGCTGGATCGCAGTACGTCCCGGGGCCGCCCTCACAGCCCCGGGACGCACGCCGCCCCGTCCGGGTCAGGGCGTGAACGTCGGCTTGCCGATGCAGGCAAACACGACGTCCGAGGAGGGCCGGGTGTCGGCGTCCCCTCCAACGTTCACGGGCACGATCCGACAGGTGCCCTCGATCTCGGCACCCTCGACCGTGTTCGGCACGTACGAGAAAGGCACTTCCTCGCCCTCGTTCGTCCAGGTGTAGGCAACCACACCGCCCACCCCGAGATCCTGCTGGAACGACACGGCCACCGCGTACTTGTACGACGCGGTCTCCTCCTCGGGCAGTTCGTCCCCCGACAGCATGGGGACGGCCTCCTGGGTCTTCACGTTCTCGGTCACCTGGACCGTGCACGAACGGACCTGGGCCTCGAACGCGGTCGGGCCCGCACCGAGGGTGAACACCCCGGGGCCGACCTTGAAACTGTTGACAGGCATTGACTTTCCTTCCTTGGGTTAGGCGGGTGGGGTGTTGGGGACATCGACCGGCATACGCAGCGCCGGGTAGTTCACGCCGTCCGGCATGGCGACGGCCACGGACTCGGTCTCCCCGTCGGGGGTGACCACGTCCAGCACGGCGTTGTACAGGTCCACCAGGGCGGTGGCGGCACGCATCCCGCCGTCGGTGTCCCCGACGATGAGGTAGACGTACAGGCCGATCTCGGACCCCGCGAGGTACGGCTGCCTGAGTGCACGCAACTGGACCCAGCACGCCGGGAGCGTCTGGAGGTCGGCCGCGTCCATCGAGGCACCCCGCACCCCATCGACGGCCGCCAACTGGGTGAGGAGATCCCCGATCACGGAGAGGTCCACGGGGACGGCCATCACCCGACCGCCGGGCCGGTGTAGGTGCCGATGCGCAGGTACATGGAGATGTCGGGGTCCGACTTGGCGACGAACGCGAACGCGTCGCCCATGACCTCGGTACCTGACGGGGAGTTCTTGCGCCGCCACATCCGGGCGGCCAGCATGGTGGTGCCCAGCACGACGTCATCGGGCCACGCGGCGGGCTCCACGTCGAGGGCCAGCCGGGCGACGTTCCAGCCCCGCACACGGACGTTCGTGGCGTCCACGACAGTCTGGAGCAGGACGTCATCCGTCGCGTCGTTGAGGCGCAACCACGACTTGACACCTGCCAGCGTGGCAGGACCGTCGGCGGGTAGACCGGCAATCTCGGGCATTGAGGGCCTCCTAGGCCGTCTGAGAGGAGTGGCGGGCCGGGCTCGGGACCACGGGCCCGCCACTCCTCAGTCGGTCAGGCCGGGGCGAACGTGGCCTTCTGGAGGCCGGTGGCCTCGTGGAGCAGCGTGGCGTAGTAGCCGAACACGCCGCCGTCGATGCCGCCGTTCACGATGGACACGGTCTCGACCCGGATGGGGCTGCCCGGGAGTTCCTTGAACTCGGACGCGTTCTTGTTGCCCGCCACGACCGTGCCCGCCGGGACACCGGTGGTGCCGATGAACTTGCCGGGGTCGATGTTCCAGGTGGCGAGGAACGCCGGGACGTCGTCGTTGGTGATGTCCAGCAGCGCCAACTTGTCGGTGCTGTTGACCATGACCCAGTCGGCCGATGCGCCGTCGGTGGCGTCCTCGACCCGCTGCACCACGGTGGCGGCAGCCTTGAGCAGGTTGCCGACCACGGCCGCCCCGGCGGTGGCGTTGGCCACCAGGAACGTGCGGGCCTTGACGTCGGACTTCCGGGCGTAGGACATCGTCATCGCGTGGTAGTACGCCGCGAAGAATTCGTCATCCTTGAAGTCACGGAACTTCCGGTCGATGTCGTGGGCACCCGCGAGCCGTGCAGCGGTCCACGGCTCGTCCTCAGTGGTCGGCTGGTTGGACGGGACGTCGGCCTTGTCGCCCGCGTAGTCGTCCACCTCGGGAGCCACGACCCAGCGCCACCCGGTGCCCTTCCACGACGTCAGGTCACCGTGGGCCATGAGGTCCACGAACCGGCGCTTGTAGTCCAGCCCGGACCACAGTTGCCCGGCGTACTGGTCGGGGGTAACCAGCGGGTTGCCCCCCTGGGTGATGTCGGACAGCGCGGCCTCGACCTCGGGCCGGGACTCGCCCGACATTACGCGTGACATCGCGGCGTACAGGTCGGTCAGGGGCCGGGCGGTGCCGGTCTGACCGGCAGGGACACCGGTCGGAACCTGGGCGGCCCCGGCCCGAGTGGTGAGCCCGGCAGCAACGGCCGGCTGCTGGCCGATGAGGCCACCCACCAGCGCGGACAACTGCCCGGCACTCAGGTTGATGTCGCCACCAGCGGCGGCCGCCGTCGGGGCGTCCTGGGTCTGCTCGGCCGGGGGTGCGTCGGTGGTGACCGCCTGGACGGCCGCCTGAGACAGGGTCTGGTACTCGGCCTCCTGCTCGGCGGTGCGGTTGTTCAGCGCGGCCAGTTCCGCCAGCCGTGCAATCTGCTCGGGAGTCATGCCATTCCTTCCGTTGGGTGTTGGGTGGAGCGATGCCAGCACGCTGGCAACCCGCGCCGACCGGAAAGCCGGGACGGGGAGTTGGGCGACAGCGTCCAGGAACGCGTCGAGAATGTGGGGCGGGTTGCGGGTCTCGTCCAGCACCAGTTCGGAGAGTTCCACCGACAGCGCGTCATCGAGTCTCGCGGAGGCACGGAGGAGGGCCCGGTCACCCTCGGGGGTCTGGGGGACGTGGAAGTCCACGACCCGGCCAGCCTCGGTCTCCCGGGTGGCGATGCCGTACCCGACCGACACCGGGGGGGTCTGGTGGCGGTCCACCAGTTTGATCCGTGACAGGTCCTCAGGGAGGCGGGCCGACCCGGGCCCGGCGGTCAGCGGACCGACCGACGTATAGCCGACCTCTCCGTACGGGAGCACCATGCCCGAGATCACCCGGGTGGTGACCGACGCGGTCAGGTCGGCTTCCAGGGAGAGGGACAGCGTGGACGCGGCAGCGGTCAGGCGGTCAGTCATCGGTGGGGGCTCCAGTCGGGTTGGGGGTGAGTTGGGTGAACTGGGAGGTATCGAACGCCACCCGGTGCAGGGACGGCACACAGTCGTCCATCGACAGCCTCGCGGTGATGGCGTCCATGTAGTACTGGGCACCGTAGTCCAGCAGTTGCTGGTTGCGGCTGGCGTCGGTGGTGTAGGTCAGGGAGTCGCCCGAGGATGCGTCCACCGAGGAGGCCGGGACGTTGCCGATCCGGGCCATATCGACGGCATCCTCTTGGCGGCCCTCCACCAGCAGATTCTCGTTGTGTGACCCGACCGGCTTGGCCTCGATCCACTTGTTCGTGAACCCGACACCCCCGGTCGCGGACCGGCGCTTGGTTGACCAGCGCTCCACCACGCCATCGATCTCCTCGGGCGTCATGTCATCCTCGCCCGTGTAGTGCAGATCGATGTTCGGGACCGGGTTGCGAGCCGCGTTGGACGCAGCCTGGAGGTTGTCGGCCGCCATACGGATGGCCGTCGATGAGTCGTTCAGCACACCGCCGTCGGGGCCGGGAATGAAGATGCACTGGTCTGCGCGGACTATCACCCCGTCCACCAGGATCCGGCCCACCTCGTCAATGCTCCACCGCTGGAACGGGACACGCCCCGCATGGAGGATCGGATTGCCGTCGGAGGCCGCGCCACGCTGGCAGGCCCACAGGGCCGCGCCGTAGTAGAACAAGTCATCGACGGTCCACAGCATCCGGTGGTAGGGGTGCAGGTCCCCGTCCGTGCGGGTGAGCCACCGGGGCTGGACCGCGTCGCGCACGTCGCCCGTCAGGGACACCAGCGGCATGGAGGAGATCGCCCGCACCAGTGTGTTGCGGGCCCGCTTGAGGGCGGGCACGGACTGGGCGGTGGCCCGGTTCACGGGGCAGTACTCGCCACCCGTGATGTCGGCCCAGACGATGGAGTTCAGGTGGTCGGGGGACGGCTGCCACGGTGACTGGATCTGGGGCGAGACGCGGCCCGCGTCGTCCAGCACGCCACGGTGTAGAGCGGCCGTCATATCGGGGGCTGGGAGACCTAGCAAAGTGCGGCCGAACTGGGTGAGGTTCACGGTTGAGCATCCTTCCGGGTGGAGTGTCGATCGGTCGGCATGTTGTGTCTGTCGGCGTGTCGCATCAGTCGAACGCCATCACGATGCCGGTGGACCGCTCGGGCTGGGCCTCCTGGGCCCACAGGCCGACCATGACCGTGACCAGTGCGGAGATGTCCCCGGCGCTGCCCTTCCACGACGGCGCGGCCCCCGCCTCGGTCTGCCGGGGCACCACGTTGGCGGCAGCGTCGGCAAGGTGGGCGCTGCCGTCGTGGCCGAACCCCCGGGTACGGATGCCCTCCATGAGGGCCGCCCAAGCCTGGGAGTACTCGGGGGCGGTCAACTGCCGGATGGTGCGGAGTTTCCG